CGGCAACCTTGGGGAATTTGAACTGGATTCCGATTTTTGGGGTTCCAATGAACACGTTGAACGGGAATTGATTGGTGATACCAGCTTGACCCGCCGCCTATATTCACGGCAACTATGCGGCCTGTATAACCCGGCCCGGTATGAAGCCTTTAGGGATTTGGTGAACAGCACGGATGATCGCTTGATCGTGTTCTATAACTTTACGGAAGAAATGGAGCGGATGCGGGGGGTTGTTCGGGGATTGAACCGGCCTGTGTCCGTCCTGAATGGGGAAACCAAAGACCTGACCGCCTACAATTACAAGGCCGATTCTGTGACCTTTATTCAGTATCAGGCCGGGGCCATGGGCGGCAATTTCCAAAAGGCGAACAAGATCATTTATTTCAGTTTGCCGGAAGGTTGGGAACTGTGGGAACAGTCCCAAAAGCGGATTCACCGGATCGGACAAGAACGCCCCTGTTTCTATTATCTGCTGATTTGCCCAGGAACGGTGGAAGAAGATATTCTTGCAACCTTAAATTTGCGAAAGGATTACAACGATGAACTGTTCCGAAAATATGAAGCCCAAGCCTAAACGGCCTGTGGTGGATGTTCGGCCCATTTTGAAATATGCGGCCCTGACCCTGTTGGGCTTCATCCTGTTCAAGATGGCGGCGGCGCAAGCCCGGATTGACCGGGGCTATTCGGCCATTGGCGGGGAAGCTATGTTCCTTCTTCTCCCCGTTCTCTACTATCTGATTTCTAAGACCGTCCGGGATTGGCTGGACGATTTGAGAAATAACAACCATAAAGGAGTGTGACAAAATGATCCATTGTTCTAACCCTTGCCCTGATGGCAAGTTTAACGGGTGTTGCTACTCTTGCCCGGAACGGGAAACCTGTTCCGACCCGTGCCCGGAAGATGTGAACGCCTGTGGACAGGCCACCTTCGACGAGGAAACTGGGCTGGCAACGTTCCAGAAGTCCCAGCTTGCCACGCTGGAAAAGATCACCGCCTTGGTCAATCAGAAAAAGGCGTTGGAGGATCAGGAAAAGACCCTGAAGGCGGCACTGTTTGCCGCTATGGAGAAATTCGGGATCAAGAAGTTTGAAACCGATGTTCTGACCTTGACCTATGTAGCTCCCACCGTGTCCCACGGTATTGATACCGCCAAGGTGAAGAAAAAGTTCCCGGATGTGGCGGCGGCGTGTGCCAAAGATACCCCCAAGGCCGGTTATGTCAAGATCACCCTGAAGGATGGTGTGACAAATGGCGAGGGATGAATTTTGGGATGCCATGAAGGATCACGCAAAACAGACCCACACGGAACGCATTTCCAAAAATCCTGATCGGATCGCCTACGCTATCCAGCAATTCCAGAACCACGGGATTGAATACCAACTGAAGAATGAGCAGACCGGCCACTTCCACTGTTGGCGGAAATCGGATGATCGCTTGTTCCAGTTCTACGCCGGAACCGGCAAGATTCAGGGCTTTTCCAATGTCCGTGGTATTCACGCCCTGATCCGGTTATTGGAGGGGTGATACAGTGAGCGGTTACGGTTCTGTTAGTAGTAGCTATTACGCACCTGATCCAGCAATGGTTTATTGGGATCAAAAAGAACAGAAAGAACGAGAAGAAGCGAAACTTTTAAGTATATCCCAAAAATATTATGCGGATCAAAAGTTACTGGAACAAGCCGGTTTTAATTCTGTGGCGGAACTTATTGAAACGTATCAAGATATGCAAAAGTATCACGCCCACGATGCTGATTATATCGATCAGTTGCGCTGTGAAATTTTGGAATTAAGTGGAGGAGGGGTAGGCCGTGGCGGGTGAAAAGAACTTTGAAAACCGCCTAAAACGCTGGTTGGAAGAGGAAGGAATTTACCCCTTGGGCCACCCTTCGGACAAGATGCCGGTTGCCCCCTATGGCTACTATGAAAAGCGTTGGGGCGGGGGCCGGTATCAGAAAAGCGGCTTGCCGGATATGCGGATCGTGGTGAATGGGCTGGCCCTGGAAGTGGAGTTGAAGGACACCAACGGCACCCCGTCCGAATTGCAAAAGCACAATATCCGGCAAATCAACCGGAGCATGGGCCTTGGGTTCATTCTGTACCCTGAAGGGTTCCCCGAATTTCAAAAAATTGTAAAGGTGGTGAAAACTTGTCCACCAAATGTTCCCATAGCAGAATTGATTGCTTCCGTTCATGCCCTTTCAAGTATCAACTGCGATACCTTGACCGCCTACACACGATCCCGAACACCGACCCCGCCAACGCCTTGATTTTGGGGACGGCCCTTCATACCGGGATAGAACAGGGCGTGGCCCAGGCGGTGGAGTTCTACCAGAACAGTTTCCCGGTGCTGACTGATGAACACATTGACGAAGTGATCAAACTGGAAACCATGATTCCCAAGGCGGCGGCGCTATTGCCCCCAGGAGGGCGGTTTGAAGTCCCCATTGGCAATGCTGATTTTATCGGGTTCATTGACTATCTGGCCCCATTGGGACAAGAAATGATGCAAGACCCAACGTGTACGGAATATTTTGATCTCTATGATTTCAAGTATTCCAATAATTCCAAAAGCTACATGGAAAGCGGCCAGCTTCACGAATACAAATACTGGTTTGAACTGACCCACCCCGGATGCCGGATCAGAAATCTTTATTTCCTGTTCGTCCCTAAAGTAAAAATCAGGCAGAAGAAAACGGAAAGCCTGATCCAGTTCCGGGAGCGATTGCGGAAGGCCCTGGCCGATGCCACCCCTTGGGTGGAACCGGTGCAATATAACCCGCTGAAAATCGTGAATTTCCTGACCGATGCCAAACACATGATTGAAGCCCAGGATTTCCCCCGTAACCCTAACCACTTTTGCGGGTGGTGTGAATATGAAGAATTTTGTCAGAAAGGATGGGATTACATGATACTTCCCAAGAATGAGCGCCGGAACCTGGACGCGCCCCAAAAGAAAGTGATTTGGGTTTATGGCGCACCCTTCAGCGGCAAGACCTACTTTGCCAACAGCTTCCCCGATCCCCTGATGCTGAACACGGACGGCAATATCAAGTTCGTGGATGCGCCTTTCATCCCTATCCGGGACACCGTGACCGTGGAAGGGCGGCTGACGAAGCGCCTGTTGGCCTATGAGGTTTTCACGGACGCTGTGGCCGAACTGGAAAAGAAACAGAACGATTTCAAAACCATTGTGGTTGACCTGCTGGAAGATGTTTATGAGGCTTGCCGGGTGTATATCTGTGACCGGCAGGGCTGGAAACATGAATCTGATGATTCCTTCCGGGCGTGGGACATGGTTCGTTCCGAGTTCCTGAACACCCTGAAACGGTTGATGGCCCTGGACTATGAAAACATTGTTCTGATCTCCCATGAGGATCGCACCCGTGACCTGACCCGGAAAACCGGGGACAAGATCAGTTCTATCAAACCCAATTTGGCTGATAAGGTTGCCAACAAGGTTGCCGGGATGGTTGACCTTGTGGCCCGGATCGTGGCGGATGGGGATGATCGTCAACTGTCTTTCAAAACGTCTGAAGTCATTTTCGGCGGCGGACGGCTGACCGTCCACAACAAGGAAATCCCCCTGGACTATGCCGCCTTCTGTCAGGTGTACCAGGAAGCCAACCAGAGGGCCGCAGGAGCCGCCCAGGGCCGGGGTGGTGCAACTACTACCCCTAACCCGGAAACGGCTGACAGCGCCCCGGAAACGGGCCGCAGACGGGCCAGAAAGCCCAAAGAGGAACCGGCCCCGGCTGATCCCGCCCCTGGCCCGGATGCTGACCCGGCCCCTGGTGAGGGTGAGAACCCCAGCCTTCCCACTTGCCCGGATGGGGAACGCATTTTCAGACAGCATGAGGAAAACCCGGAAATCCCCCTTTGCCCGTCCATTGATGCCGGCCACCGTTGCCATAAGGAGGGCGGCCCCGATAAATGCCCCCTGTGGGACAGGCCCACGGACGGCGGCGGAGAGGAGCCGGAACCTGCCCCCATGATGGGGCCGAACACCACCAAACCCCAGGCGGAAGAAACCGATACCCCGGCACCGCCCCGGCGCACCCGGAAAAAGCGGGGGGAAACCTGATGGATGAAGGTGTTTTGTCCATTCGATGGGAAACCGGTTCTATGGATATTCGCCTTGATGCCTTTTTCCCGTGTGAACAAGCCCGTTTCAAAAAGCTGTTGAAAGTCATTGATCTGGATTGGCGGAATTGCGACACCCTGAAGGAAACCTTGAAAGTTTACTTTCAACAGCAAATTCCGGCCATGAAAGAACAGCGGGTGAAACTGGCCGTTGATCTGGCCCACGCCAAGCAAGCTGTGGCCGATTTGGAACGCATGGTTAAGAGCCGCAAAAAGCCGGTTGGGGTGTACCTGACCAAGCCGGAACTGGAACAGGCAAAAGTGGGTTTGAAAACAGCCAAGGAACGCCGGGTAAAACTTGAACGGGCTTTTAAGACAGCAACAAGCGATATTCCAAAGCTGGAAAAATTGCTTGAAATAATCAATAAAAACATTGGAGGTACTTAATTATGGCTATAGACTTTGACAAGATCAACAGTTCTGTGGATTTGGAAGGCTTGCGGA